ATACGTCAAACTCTGTTGCCTCATTTTCCAATCTGCGTATGTTCTTTCGCCAGAATTGATAATTTCTCCAATCCATAAATTTTGGGGGTTAGTAGCGTTTACGAAATTTGATAAAAGAAAATCTATTACTTCATGATCTGAATACTTCCTAGAAGTCTTCTCAAACCAATACTTATCTTTCCTTTTATTGAATGATGTCATTGTAGCACGAGATTTACCACCATACTTTACAAAGTCATACTTAGGATTAGTAAAATGACTTTTCATTGATAAGTATGTTTGGTAAGTCTCAAAAGGAGTCACTTTTACCATACCCAACTAATATAAGAATATCTTGTACCACTTTTAACAGGTTCAACCAGATGTGGATACATGAAATTACTAGGGAATATTAGCAGATCACCCTGCTTTAAGTCAACCTTTTGATTCTCCCATAATATAAAATCACCACCAGTATAATCATCATTTAAAAGACCTAAACAAGTCAATATAGGAACACCTCTATGCTCACCTTGAAATAATGACTTAATATGATCAATATGCAAAGCCATTTTTTTATCTTTAGTATATTTGTTATACTTAATAGGAGAATATCCTTCCCAACTATCATACCAAGATAAATTTAAATGTTCTTGATATTGTTTAATTCCACCCCATAATTTCTCAATTAAAATTGATGAATTTTTTACATCTCCATCAATATCAGTAAAATATTCTAACTCATCCTCTCCAGATAAAGCTTGTAGTTCACCTGTACCATGATTATAAAATCTATGTTGTTCAAACTCTAAATCCTTTATCTGAGATATAGTATCTTCGCAAGTATCTTTATCTAAAAAATTTTCATATACTCTAGCATATGACCTTAAATCAAATTTCATATTGCAATCTTAACAGCATCTTCACCCTTCCATTCTCCACCAGTTCTATCATTAATTAATTTCCAATATCTTTCTTTAGTGTTTAATGGTAAATCATAATGAAAATATTGACGACCATATCTGGGAGCTTGAGCAACCCATTGACCTAAAGGATTTACAACTCCACTGGGTGAGGATGATTTAATTGTATCTAAATTATCCTCACCAGACCAGCCCCAATATGTACAAGCATCTACAGTTAAAATTGTAGCAACAGAACGAAAAGCAGTCATCTGTAACCATGCTTCACTCCATTTATCAAAAGTTTCTCTAATAACATAATCCTTTGGACTAACTTTATATGATTCGGGATTATAATCAGGATCTAGTTTAAAATCACGTTCAGCAAACTTATATCCATTTGTAGAATGAAATATAATATCAACGTGTTTCTCAGTTAAAGACTGATTTAACGACTTAAGAGGTTTATTATCAAAACCCTGTTCCTGTGGAGCTCCCCACATATCATTACATATCATTCCAACACCAAGTAATTCTGCAAATGGTATATTAAATGTTTGAAGGGGATGAAAAGATGCTACACTATTACCATCAGCATGAACTAGATAAGTTTTATTAGTTTTACCATATAACATTCCTTCTCTATCATAATGCCTAATCTGATTTCTCTTAATAGCACCACATTGCTCATAATCTAATATACTTGTTCCTAAATTTAAAGCAACCCCAGATTTCTTCTGATATTCTTCTACTTCCTTTAAAGCATCAAATAACTCATCAATTTTAGATTCCCAAAAATCACCATATCCAGAAAGAGATCCTTCTGGAGTCTGTATTAAATCAACATCATTTTCTTTTGCCCAATCTAGTGCTTTAAAAATCTCAGTTTTATTAAATTGAATATCCTTATCAATAATAGGAATCTGAGCACCAGCTATTCTAATCGTTTGTGTCATCTTCTTCAGTCTCAAATTCAGTTATAGCATCAATAGGCACTTCTGCCTCACCTATTCTATACCAATGTACAATTTCACCCGACTTCCAACTCTTTCGTTCACCAATATATTCAAGGTCGGGCATATTATAATCACGCATAATCGCTTGTAAACGATGATGCAATAAATCAAGTTCAGAAATTTCCATCAGATTGGTAATTTAGCTTTAGAGGTTGCTTTCATAAAATTAAGACGAGTAGCATCCCATTTTAATCGTTCTTTTAAAGGTTTTGAAATTAACTTTGTAACTGATTCAACTTCAATATTATTGTTTTCACAATATTGAACTATAGCATCAATGTAATTTAATCCTTCCTCTGCTACAATTTTTTCAATTTCTATAGCAAACTTTTGAGGTGTGAGAAACTTGCTCTCTATCGCCTTTTCTAATTCTTTATTCGGTTCCATAGAGTTCAAGTCTATCCTTAACAAATTTGTTAATATATTTGGTGAGAAGTCTGATATACTTCGCTTTGTCTCTTTCTTCGTAAACGACACATTCTCCATTTTCACAAGCCATAATGATTACTAGTTTTTTGATTGATATTCCCGTCAACTCATACAACATACACCCGTATGCCATACACTGGACAAAATAATGTTCTATCCAGTCTCTTGGTTTAGGTTTTTTAGATGTTTTAAAATCTATGATCGCCAGTTCACCGTCATATTCCGCTATACAATCAACGGTTCCAGCAAGTCCTAATTCTTTACTATATAGCGGTCCTTCCAGAGCGTGAATATTATTTATTTTATTTAATTTACCCTTGGCAATCTTAAATAAAAAGTCTGAAATAGGTCTTACTTCAGGTAAATCCTCATTCTTTAAATAATGCTCTGTAAGAGTGTGCATATCAGTTCCACGACCCGTAGCCGCTTTAGTAACACGATCTGCCTCTTCATTACCAACTCTCTTTCTCCACTTAACAAAGATCTCTTTATTAAAGTGACTAGTAACAGAAGTAATAGAGACTAACTTCATTAGTTCTCCTTCTTCTTCACCAGGTACGGAATAATAACGAACTCCATCTATGGTTTCCCTATTGAGTTTAGGGAGGTCTAATTCAATGTGATCAAATGCCATAGCGTTCACATCTATTTTTAGGTATCTTGTCAGTAGGTGCGTTCATTTTGTCAATAAAGAATACTTGAGTTAATCTAAAATCATTTGAATAAAAATTAGATGCTGTATGAAATAGATTCGCATCATAGGTAATCAATCTATTATAACAATTTTTTACTTCCATAGTTTTATAAAAGTGACTATTGTTATATTCTTTGATTCGTTCATAATGCTTTATAGAATCAATTTTACAACTATCCATAGATTTAAAAACATTATTACGAATATCCGTAACTTCTTCTTTTGTATAATTAGGATCTCGGCAAGAGTTTAATAAAAAATTATCACCTTCTATTGGTTTAAAAAATGATGTTCCAGTATCAATATCTGGTTCAGGATCCAAATAAACTACTGCTGCTAAAACAGCACTATAATCAGAATGAATCCAACCCTTATTTAAAGTGTGATTTTTATCTTTATGGTATGGCCAGATTTTTTGAAACGCAGAAGATGCTAACCAAGAAACTTTAGAAGAATCAAAATCATCAAACATAGATAAAATCTTATTTACTGATTTGTAATGAAACTCCTGGCTAATAGTAGATAAACATTGAGATCTAACACCTGGAAAAAACCCAGAATCAGCACGATAATCTAAAGAAAGAGCAAACTCTCTAATATAATCTGGATCTTCATAAAAATTATCATAACAAGTTATGGGAAAATTTATTTCAGGAACAGGTGGAAGATCTAAAGTCATAAACCAAATTCAAGTTTGGCAATAATATATTCTTTGACAAGTCCTGAACGAACAATATCATCAATACCAAACTCTATTATATCAAAAGAAGGCATTTTACGCAAGACATTCATAAAATCAACAATTCCATTACGATCATTAGTTTTAACTAAATCAGTCTGGCTTGCATCACCACAGAACATAATCTTACTATTCTCTCCAATACGAGTAATAATAGAATCTAGTTCATGAAAATTAAGATTCTGAAACTCATCCACAATCACAATAGAATTATCTAATGTAGTTCCACGAATAAAAGAGGTACTCCAAAACTTAATACTTTCCTGTGCCTTTAAGTTGCCATAAAGCATCTCAAAGTCAGCATCAGAAGGCATTTGGAACATATACTTCACCATATTCTTATATGGAATCTGGTAAATATCTGCCTTATCTTCATGATCACCAGGTAAGAACCCAATTTCACGAGTAGACACTAATGAGCGAACCAAATAGATTCTCTCATATGGAGTATCTGTAGAAAGAACGTCTTTTATCGCATTATATAAGGTAATAAAAGTTTTTCCAGTGCCAGCAGTACCATAAGCAATAAGATGCTTATTTTCACTATAAGAATCAAACAATCTTTTTTGATTATCTGTTAATGGTTCAATATTAAGCAAATAATCAGTATTGATCGGTTTCTTTCTTTTTATTTGTTTAGTCGTTAATCCAACCCCAATAGGTTGTTCGACCTTCTTTTTTCTAGGCATATTAAAGTGTTTTTATAGTTCCATTTCTTGGAGCCGCCTTCTGAGCTCTCTTTAAAATAGTATTCCAACCAGGTGCTTTTTTTCTTAATTTGTCTTGCCATTCTCCAACTTCACCCACACCAGGCATTGTTGATGGATCAGACCAATCTCTAGTCCAATCTGGATTATCTTCGCACCACTTAGACCATTCATGGATGCTCATTGCGACTTCTTTCTGTTCGCCTGTTTTTGTGTTTACTACTGGATACGTTGCCATTTATTTAATATTGAATTTGTCTTTGATAATTTGATTTGATGCTGTTACTTCATTTCCAACATTTCGAGTATTACCTGTATTAGTACTACCGTTCTTATCCTCATAAGTTTCTTGACTTGATATTGCATCAATGCCATAAAAACTTGGATCCTTTGTTCTAAGACCAGCACATCCTTTAGACCAATCTTTATCCCACTCAGGATTTTCCTTTCTCCAGATTTCATAATCTTCTACGAGCATATGAATTTCTTTTTGCTCACCAGTTTTTAGATTCTTTACAGGATATAAAGGCATAATAGGAAACTAAGTAAATTTATTTAGACCCA